ACAACCGAAGCTGTCGTTGCCGACAAGCCTGAGCCGAAAGGCGCAGCTGGCGCTGGCATGCCGGACATGGGCGGCATGGGTGGAATGGGCGGCATGATGTAAGATAGGGCTTGAAAACCCTTATATATCAAGGAAAACGGGACCTTTCGGGGTCCCGTTTTTGATATGAAATCACATAAAAATCATACTTGGTCGATCCGCCTCTCGAGGAAATCGATTGGTAGACGGAATGACTCTGACAGCAGGCTATAGTATTCATCATATATGTGGCAAGGCATAACATCTTAAGGCATGACCGCAACCAACTATCACCTGCATACTGGATTTTGAGCTTCATAAGATCCTCATTGTCTGAGGTATTTGCTACTCATCCTTCTGTTGTTTCATTTGCTTCCGGCGCATCTCTCGAAAACGCCGAAACTCCTCAAGTTCTCGCTTCAAGTGCTGCGCCTCCACCTCATCCATTTCTTCAGGCGGGCCACCCAGGTAAGCAATATAAACACCATCTTCCACGCTTACTACTGTTTTGGAATCATTATTCACCGGATTTGCCTCATGGGTGCGACCAAGCAGGTAATCAATACTGACATTAAAGAAATCGGCTATCTTTCCTAACGTCTCATCTCTTGGGATTCGTTGTTTATCCTCTGATTCATAGCCAGCGATAGTTGGCCTAGAAACACCGAGTACTTCAGCAATTTGATCTTGAGTTAATCCTCTATCTTCCCTACATTTCTTGAAGCGAAGATGAAAAACAGACATTGTATCACCGCCGGAACATTTTATGTTCATTTTATCGAATAATGTTCCTAAAAGAAACAAAACTTATCGGAACAAAGCTGTTGACAATGTTCCATATAGGAACTATTATATAAATTACAAAGATCGTTCCTTTTCGGAACGCGGGAGGTGGTCTTGTAAATGAGAGAAGTATTATTGGAGCAACGGCGATTGTTAGACTTAAGTCATGAGGCAGTGGCCGAGAAAGCTTGATTATGAAGAGCTTACTATAGTTTAAAATGTTCCGAAAAGGAACTATTAAATAAATGACACGGGATAAGGGCGGGAGGCTGGTGACTGTGCGTTTCAAATGGATTAACGATAAATTCGAATCAGCAGCGGTTTGTTGAATGTTGTAAATTGGGAGGTGATAAATTGGATAGTTACTTTATTTGGGCAATGAGTGGGCGTTTTTGCGGAAAAGTTATTGATGAACAAGTATATGATGCAGATGGACAACATGTTGGCAGGATTGACGAAGGGAGGATTTTCTCTGTTAAAACTGGCAGAGTCATTGGAGAATTTTATGACGAAGAGCGAGTGGGGATTAAAACGAATAGGGCTTACCCAGTCAAAGGGGCGAGAGCCACGAGATCATCCCGTTCTTTTGCAAAACGTATTAACAGAAGTGGGAAAAGCAGAAGTGGTTGGGCTGATCCAAACTTTTAAATCCGTAGTGAGTTTGTTGCAATGATTTATAGGGCTTTGAATTTTGGCAAAAGGACTTAAATTTAGTTTGGTCTTAGAAGATAAATGAAGCTTCTCATTAGTGAAAATTCAACTAGTGAGAAGCTTTTTTTGTAATTTAGTTAGTGACAGACAGTCATATATTTAGTGAATGAGCTTGAAATCAAGACCCGAATTGCCTCATGCAGGCATTATTTTCTCCATCAAACCATTCCATAACACCAAGTGGCTCGAATAGGATAAGGTGTTGTTCATCAGCTCGGACGGATAACCCATATTTTTCTGTGAATCGTTTGATAGCGGCTACAAGAAATTCTTCTGTTACGCCTAAGAAACCGGCAAGTTCAAAACGCCCAGATATTCGGGCATGATGGGCATGAACAATTCGATCTAATGGTAGCATACATTGATAAGCCCACTGTCTGGCTTTAAGCTCTTGCTTGCGATTGCGGATATCCGTTTGGTCCAGTATATTGCCAACAGTGGTGTGATAATGAGCAATCTCCTCGGCAATGGTACAGGCCTTAGCTTCTGTTGATTGATTTTTGTTAATAAAAATAATGTTGTCAGCGTACAGACCCTTAATGCGGGAGGGCATGCTTTTTTCATAAACGGATATACCGTGCCGGAAGGCTTCATTTAAAAGAGAGTTGTAGTCCATTCATTGTCCTTCCTTCTGTCGTTTCATTCGAACAAATTGTTTGAATTTTTCCAGTTCCTCAAGCTCTTCCTCGGTCCAGTCCTCGCCATCGTGGTGTGCAGCAATTGTATCAATGGAATGATTATCAGCCATTGCTTGAAGCTGTTCAACTGTTATCCCCAATGCACGGCAAACCTTCATCACATTATCTATAGATGCTTTGCCAACTCCTCTAGTTAATAATGATTGTAGGGTTGTGGGGGGCAAACCAATCTCCTCGGCAAATGCCCGTCTGCTGCCTCGTTTATCAATCAATTCAGACAATATTTTGGCCCGTTTATCCAACGCGTTCACCTCAGTCCGCATAACATACACTTTTGATTCGTAGCTTTATCATAACTTAATATGCATTGAGTAGTAAAGTTAAAAACAGAAACAAATGTTCTTATTTTTCTTTACATTAAACGCAATTGCGTTTAATATAAACCTATAAACAAACGCAATTGCGTTTAATGTAAGATGGAAACAAAAATTAGGAATAGGAGAACTGCTAATATGGATGAACTTGTAATTGAGAAATTGTCAAAGTATAAGCAAATGCAGGCAAGGATTAAGGTGCTTAGCAACTATAGTGTAGGCGGTGGCATCACGGTAAGCCGTTTAAACCAGGAGGATCATTTACAGGAGTTGCATAGAAAGTTAAGAGGAATGCCTAGCTATATGTATTTGTCTTCCTATGAGCAAAAGCTGGAGACAACTGCTAATGCTTACTTGAAAAATCGTCCTGCAGGCGTAAAAAATCAACTGCGCGCAATCCCCGAGCATGGGGCAAACAAGGAGGATGAAAGACTGCTTAAAGAATTAAGAGGAAAAATATCTAAAGTCGTGGCTGCAAGAGGTTATGAAATTCGAGACGATTTGGATCAAGTACTTAGCCGTGTTGCCGAGCTTCAAGACCTTCAAGGTGAAATTGCTGATATTGATAACGCGCTTGAGGCGCTTGAACAATTTCGCCCTGAATTTTCCAAATTGCTTCGCTTGCGTTTTGTGGACGGAAAGCAATGGGAGTTTGTTGCAAGTGAGTTGGGAGTTTCAAAAGCAACGTACTATCGTTATTACAATAAAGCCATCCATGCATATCTACAACTAACAAGCTAATTAAGCCCTTCTTGCCGCCTTTTCTGAGGCGGTTTTTTAGTTCTCAGAAATAAGGAGAGACAAACATGAGAATAAATTGAGAACAGAAAGAGAACATGTGTTCTATTTTCGGTGTTATTATGATAGTGTCGAAGAAAATGAATAAAACCTAAATAGCTGCCACCCGCTTTCTTTACATACGAGCGGTTTTTCTTCGAAGTTACAAAAGAGATTACTTCTGGCAGAGAGTCTGTGATGAAATGGAGGAAAAGAGATGAAGCAAGTGCGGAAGATCGCTTAAGCCCTAACTGTTGTCATTTGTGACCAAGGCGGAAACTGGAGGTAAAAATTTGGTGCAGGTAAGCGGACAGGAAAATACCGTATTTAATGAAGCCGAAATACGATTTTCTAAGGAGCAGTTTTTACAGTCTGGCCTGTTTTCAATGCAGGAACGCGATCTATTGATGGCTTTGCTGGATAATGAACAGGTTTATACGAAAGCGGAAGTAGATTATGCAGTACGACATTATTTGAAACGGAGTGTGATTTAGATGGCAGGAGGCACGTGGGCAGCTCAAAATAAAGTAAGGCCTGGAGTATATATCAATTTTAAGGCAAAGGCGCAACCATTAGGCAGCCTGGGAGAGCGGGGCATTGTTGCATTTCCAGTAAATTTGCCTTGGGGCGATCCTTCAAATGTTATTGAATTAAGAGCAGACGAATATGGTGATAAGTCTCTTGAGCGAATTGGTTTTAAGCCGGGCGACAGCCGTATTCGGCATGTAACTGCTGCTGTTAGTCAAGCCAATACAGTTCTGCTGTATCGGTTGGGTGGAACATCTGCAGCCAAGGCAACAGTCACCGTTGGCCAACTGACGGCAAGTGCAACATGGGGTGGCAGCCGAGGCAATGATTTAAAGGTGGTTGTTCAAGCCAACATTGAAGACTCTGCTGCTTTTGATGTTCTGACCTTGCTGGATGATGAGGAAGTTGACCGTCAGATCGTATCATCTATTGCTAACTTGCAATCGAACGCGTTTATTAATTGGTCAGGCGAAGGAGAGCTTTCTGCTACTGCCGGAGCGCCTCTTGTTGGAGGAGGCGACGGAACGGGAAGCGGTGCTGATGTGTCGGCAGCATTAAGCGCTTTTGAGGCATTTCCGTTTAATGTGCTTGGTTTGCCTTTAAACGATACGGCTAGCAAACAGCTTGTAGCGGCTTATGTAAAGCGGCTGCGGGAAGAAGAGGGCAAAAAAATTCAGGCTGTTCTGGTTAATGATGCTGCGGCAAATTACGAGGGTATTATTAGTTTGCGTAACGGGATTGTAACCACCGATGGTATTGAGGTTCCGCCAACTTTGCTGGTTTGGGAAATTGCTTCTATGATGGCGGCAGCCAATGTCAATGAATCATTGACTTATGCTGAAATTCCAAACGCTGTTGATGCCATGCCACGTTTAACACATAGCGAAACTGTGGAAGCCTTGAAAAAAGGCGAAATGGTTATCACACCGTTCAATGGCAAAGCCGTAATTGAACAGGATATTAACACACTTACCGCCTTTACGCCGGAACGCAGCAAAGCGTTTAGCAAAAATCGGATTGTTCGTGTTTTGGATGCCATTGGCAATGATGCCAAACGAATCTTTAATCAATATTACCTTGGCAAGGTAGCAAACAATGCGGATGGACGGGCTCTTCTTCAGGCAGAGCTTTCAAACTACCTTCAGTCTTTGCAGGGAATTGGCGCAATTCAAAACTTCGATAGCCAGTCTGACCTTTTAGTACTGCAAGGCAATGATACGGACTCCGTCATTATCGAGCTTGCCGTTCAGCCGGTAGACAGTATCGAAAAAATTTATATGACAGTGGAGGTGGTGTAGCATGGCTACATTTCGTGAGCAGGATGGAATTAGCGGCAAGCAGGCAAGGGCGTACATCATAGTTGGCGAGCAGCGCCATGAACTCTTTTATGCCAAGGCTCTGGAGGCCACAATCGAAAAAAACAAAGTGGATGTTCCGGTGCTGGGAAGAACGAATACGCCGCAGCGCTCCGCCGGATGGTCTGGGTCGGGTACATTGACCATTTATTATGCGACGTCCATGTTCCGTCAATTGATGAGAACATATATTCAAACCGGTCAAGATTTCTGGTTTGATCTAGTTGTCACCAATGAACAGCCGGGGAGCTCCACAGGTCGTCAAACGGTTCAACTTAAAGGCTGTAATGTGGACAGCGTAATTGCGGCCCGCTTTGATGCCTCGAGCGACGATATGTTGGAGGAAGAGATGCCGTTCACCTTCAATGATTATGAAATTCATGAGCAATTTAATACAATTACGGGCGCTTAGTGCGCCCTTCCAAGGAGGATACACATATGAGCTTACAAGCTTTTTTTGCGCAAAATGCAAAGGCAGAATTAACGGAAGAAATCGTTATCTCCAAAAGGTTCCAGGACCAGGATGGAAATCCGATCAAGTGGAAGCTGAAGACGTTGACCGAGCAGGAAAATGAAGTTATCCGCAAAGCAGCGACACGGCAGGCTAAAGGTAAAAACGGCTCTCGTGTGCAGGAACTGAATCAAGAGGATTATATTGGCAAGCTTGCCGTTTCGAGCGTTGTTTATCCGGATTTGCAAAATGTTGAGCTTCAGCAATCCTATGATGTCATCGGGGCGGATCAACTGTTGAAAAAAATGCTGTTGAGCGGCGAATACGCCAACTTTCTGCTTAAGGTGCAGGAAATAAACGGCTTTGAAAGAGATATTGATGCGTTGGCGGATGAAGTAAAAAACTGATCAACGAGGGTGACGCGGAAGCTAATTACGCTTACTACGCCCTCAATGAATACAATATGCTGCCCTGGGAGTTTTCTGCGCTGGATGCTGCCAAAAAAGCCGCCATGATTGGCTTCATCAAGGTGCGTATTGAAGCGGAGCGCAGACAAAATGCCAAAGCGCGTGCCAGAAAAAGATGATGTCAGTTATGCCTTTCTATAACGTTCGAAAGGGGGGACAACGATGGCGACTGTCAGCGATTATGTAAATTTGTTCAATCCTTCATATACACCATGGAAGCAAATAACTTCACAGTCCGAAAAAGCTCTAGTAGTTGTTGACCGAGCACGGAATCAGATTGCAAAACCAATAGAACTGCGCGTGAGTACCGATGTTGTTCAGAAGCAGCTTAAAGTGATGTCCCGCTATTCGCCTTCACTTCCACTTAAAGCGACGATTAATAATGAGCATTTCAAAAAACAAGCGAGCGGGATGCGAAAGAAATTCTCCAGAATAATTATTGATGCTGAGTATGAGGTCATAAAGCCTGAAGCTGAAGACATGAAAAAAGTACAGGGAATCAATGAGACTCGTCCTACGAAGTTGACTGCTGCAACCAACAAGGCTGGTACAGGGCAGCAGTCTGCAAAGCAGGAGAATGACCCTAAAAAAGATGAAGAGAAGAAAAAGGAGGGCGCTTTTAGCGGTTGGATGAAAAAGGTAAAGGGCTCGGTAGCTGGTTTTTTGAGCGTTGACAATTTGGTAAAAGGGCTGGAAGTAACAGATGGATTTTTAAATACGAATGCTCGTTTGGATTATATGAATGATGGAACTCATTCAACTGAAGACATGCAAAGCAAAATTTTTGCAGCAGCGGATCGTTCCAGAGGCAGCTACACAGCAATGGCAGGGACCGTTGGTCAACTGGGGCTTTCGGCAGGAGAAGCCTTCTCTGGCAATGATGAAATAATAGGATTTGCTGAGCTGATGCAAAAGGCATTTCGTATCGGTGGAACAGCACCAGCCGAACAGCAAGCAGGTATTCAGCAGCTAACAGGTTCGCTTGGAAGCGGGGGTCTTAAAGGCGGTGATTTTGATTCACTTATGGTGAGTGCTCCGCTGCTTGCAGAAAAGATGGCGGAATTCTCAGGGAAAAGTATGACTGAAATGAAGGCGATGGCTGCCGAGGGAGCAATAACGGCCGATGTTATTAAAGGAGCCATGTTCGCCGCCTCTGATGAAATTAATGAGAGGTTTCAGGCTATGCCACGCACCTTTTCGGAAATATCCAGCACCTTTCAGAATTTTGCGCTTCAGGCTGCAGGACCGGCGATGGAGAAGCTTGGGGCTGCACTAAACGAAGCGTTCAATAGCGGGACGGCACAGGAACTCATAGCTTTTTTGGGTAATGGTCTTGGCGCGCTGGCAGACATTGCAGTCTGGGTAGGGCAATTGATTGCGGATAACCTGGATATTGTAAAAAATGTATTGCTAGTCGTGGGAATAGCTGCCTTGATTGCTGGAGCGCAAATGCTTGCCGCATGGATAGCGGCGGCGTGGCCTGTTCTGCTTGTAATAGGCTTAATTACCGCGTTGATTAGCGCTCTTAACTATTTTGGCATATCTACGGGAGAAATTGTCGGCTTTGTAGCGGGAACATTTATGCTGATGCTTGCAACTATTGGGAATAGTGTTGGCTTGATATGGAATTTTCTTTTATCTCTTATTGAATCCGTTGCAAATCTTATCAAGGATCCAATCTATAGTGTGAAAAAATTATTTTATGATCTTGCCATGGCTGTAGGTGAACATTTGTATGAAATGCTTCTCGGTGTTGAGGAATTTGCAGGTGGATTTATGAAGTTGATTAATCAAGCTGTAAATTTTGGGTTAGGGAAAATCTACGATTTGATTGATGTGTTCAATGGATTTTTTAGAGAAGGTAAAAAGGTAGATAGAAAATTATTGGATGAAGAGAATATTCACGCTTTAAGCGATTCAGTGAGATTTTACTTGGATAATCTAGAAAAACCAACGAGCGATAAGGATGTATTTGATTTTAGCGGTGCCAAGATGGACCAGTTAGATTACAAGGATATGTTCGAAAAAGGCTTTAACGCGGGGGAAGGTTTGTTCGACTCTACGATGGGTGCATTTGATCAAATGACGAATTTTCCGGGATTAGGTGATCCACCTGTCTTCCCAGGAAGTGATAGCTCATCTTTCATGAATCAGCCTGGTATGAATAGCCAACAAGCAGGCCTAATTCCCGAGGTCGGCAAGGTTGGCGAGGTTGGAAAAATTAATGAATCTGTAGATATCAGCAGTGAAGACCTCAAAACAATGCGTGAGCTTGCGGAGATGAAAAATATTCAAAACTTTGTTACGTTACAGCCGCAGCTTACTTTTGGGGATACCAATATTCGCCAGGAAGGCCGGAGCATTTCCGAAATTGTTACCAATATAACAGGGCTGCTTGAGCAGGAAATGACATCATCGGCGCGAGGCGTTTATAACGTGTAGGAGGTGAAGGGAGTGAACTATAGCGTATGGCTTTCCTGGAACAATCAGAAGAAGGAGGGATTTCCATTACCTGTGAATCCCTCAAGCTTTGAAGTAAGCGAAAAGGGAAAGGGCTCCACCTATGACATTAATAAGGTGGGAGAAATCAATATGATTCAGAAGCCTAAATTGACAAGCTATTCCTTGGAAGGAATTCTTCCCGCGCAAAAGTATTCGTTTGTACAAACGGATTTACGAGGGCCTGTTATCCATAACGGAGAGAAGCAAAATTATTATGTTTATTTTATTACGAAATGGATGAAGTCGGAACGTCCCATTCGCTTTGTGCTTCTAGGGGGAGGCTATGATATTAATGAAGCCGTCAGTATTGAAAGCTTTTCCTGGAAGGATGTTGCGGGAAGCGGCGGCGATCTGTCGTATTCTCTGACTTTGCAGAAGTATGTTTTTTTTGCTGCCCGTAAAGTTAAATTACAGCAATCCGAGCAATCGGCTTCGCCTCTTCTGATTAAAGATCAGCCGGCTCGCAGTCACAATAAAGAAACGCCTAAAACCTATACGTTGATAGCTGGAGATACGTTGTGGAAGGTGGCACAAAAACAGTTAGGCGATGGAACACGCTGGAAAGAGATTCAAGCCATAAATAACATTAGCAGCGCGGAATTAAAACGGCTTAGGATTGGAAGGGTGCTGAAGCTGCCATGATTGAAATCACGCTTGATGACAAGCAAGGGAACATATGGGATGTTTCAGAATTGGTGACGGGCGTTGTATGGAAAACCACTCGTATTGGAAAACCGGGCACACTCGAATTTACCTTGATTAAGGGCGGACTCTATCAGAGCCGTCTTTTTTCATATAACAATGGGGACAGGGTGATCTTTCGCTATAAGAAAAAAAATATATTTCTTGGGTATATCTTCAACATTGATTCCGGAAGTGGAGAGGCCGTCAAAATAACGGCTTACGATCAAATCCGTTATCTGTTAAACAATGAGACCTATACCTTTTCCGGCGTGACGGCTGCCGAGGTCATTCAACGAATAGCAACGGACTTCAATCTTCAGTTGGGTCAAATTGATGTGCCGGCTTATACAATAGCTTCGATGATTGAGGATGGACAGAAACTGCTGGATATCATTGATAAGTCGCTTGCGTTGACACTTATTCATTCAGGGGAGAATTACGTTTTTTTTGATGATTTTGGCGAATTAACATTAAGAAAAGTGGACGATTTGCTTGCCAAGGTGATGGTTGGCGATGACAGCTTGATGGTGAACTATGCTTACAAGCGCTCGATTGACAAAGATACCTATAACCGCATCAAGCTATACAAACAAAATAAAGAAAGCGGCATGCGGGATGTACACATCGCAGAGGATAGTCTTAATATCGCCCGTTGGGGTGTGCTGCAGCTCTACGAGAAGATGGATGATGATATGAATGATGCTCAGATCAAAGAGACGCTGAATATGTTGTCCCAGCTGAAAAACCGGGAAACGCGTTCTATATCAATGGATGCAATCGGCGACCCCGACATTCGCGCGGGATGTTATGTTCCTGTTGTCATTGAGGAGCTAGACATAAATCAGCCTTTCCTGATTGATGCATGCACGCATCGATTCTCGGGCGGACATACGATGACATTGGAGTTGAAGGTATTATGAGCATTGAACGATTGCTTGGTGTCATGAAACAAGCAGGAACCGGGGCTGTTGAAGCGGGTAATCCCGTTGCAGTTCTGTATGGAGAAGTGGAAAAGGAAAGTCCGCTTGCTGTCCGCGTGGACCAGCGGTTTACTCTGACCTCGGAATTTTTGGTGGTGCCGGAATCTCTCCTTGAGCACAAACTGGATTTGCAGCATTCGCATACCTACACAGATGCAGGAGGAAGCGGGACCTCCATCCGGGTAACCGAAACGGCATTTGCCGAGTCGCCTGCCATCATCAGGCGAGGACTGGAAATGGGAGATAAGCTGCTGTTGTTGCGAATGCAAGGCGGGCAACGATATGTTGTGCTTGATAGGGTGGTGGAGCCATGATTCCGAAGGGAGATCGCGTTCCCAACATTACCGTTCAGGAGGAGCAGCAGCCCTCGCTTACCTATAAGCTTGATTTTGAAAAGGGGCGGGCATCTGGAAGGATTGACGGGTTGGAGGCTGTTAGACAAGCCGTTTTTAAGGCAATACAAACGGATCGCTTTTGGCATGAAATCTATACCTTTGATTATGGGCATGAATTGGGCTCATTAATTGGAGGGAATGTGCTTTATGTGCAGTCGGAAGTATCGCGAATGATTAGCGAGGCGTTATTGCAGGATGACCGGATCAATTCGATTGAAAATACAACCGTAAACGTGGTTGGGGATGGCCTAGCTGTTCGTTTTACGGTTGTTTCTGATTTTGGAAGCTTTGAGGAGGAGGTGATCCGTAATGTATGAGCATATGACGTTTACCGCCATTTTGCAGCGGATGCTTGCCCGTGTTCCGGAAACGATGGACAAACGGGAAGGGAGCGTCATTTATGATGCTTGCGCGCCGGCGGCGGCAGAGCTGGCGCAGTTGTATATTGATTTAGATACAAATTATAGTTTGTCTTTTGTAGATACCGCCAGCGGTGAGTATTTGGATAGAAAGACTGCAGAATTTGGGATTGATCGAATTGAGGCGACAGCTTCTTTGCGACTAGGACTTTTTTATTCTGCCACAGGTTTAATGGATGTCCCGATTGGTTCCCGATTCTCGATCGGAAATCTCACCTATGTAGCGACCCAGCGAATCAGCTTGGGCAATTATCATGTAACTTGTGAAACAACAGGTGCAGCAGGGAATCAGCAGTTTGGAGAAATGCTCCCCATTGCTTACGTAACTGGCTTGTCACGCGCAATGCTGTCAGATGTATTGGTACCCGGCGAAGATGCCGAAACAGACGATGCTCTGCGCCAGCGGTTTTATGATGCGGTCAACGAGCCGGCATTTGGAGGCAATGTGGCTGACTATAAGCAGACGCTGGGCGCGATACCTGGAGTTGGGGCAGTTAAAATCTATCCAGCATGGCAAGGAGGCGGAACGGTCAAATGCACGCTTATCACATCTGATTGGTCAGTACCATCCCAGGAACTGGTGGATGAGGTACAGACCTTAATGGATCCAACAGTCAACAGTGGGCAGGGGGCAGGCCTGGCCCCTATTGGGCATAAGGTAACGATTGCTGGCGTGACTGGACAAACCATTAATGTATCGACGACATTAACACTGGCTGATGGATTAACGGCCTCTCGCGTTCAATCCGATGTGGAAAATGTTATTTTGGCGTACCTGCTAGAACTCAGACAAGACTGGTCACAACAGCAGCTTGTCGTGCGAACGGCACAAATTGATGCTCGTTTGGTTTCTGTACAAGGAGTAGAGGATGTAATAGGAACAGAGATCAATGGTGCAACAGGCAATTTGACTCTCAGTACAGACCAGATTCCAATTTTGGGAGTCGTAGAGGTGAATGACTAAACAGGAGGAGATTCCATGTCTTACCGTACAAACAATCTAATTACAGACGCAAGTGGGAAACCGGTCCCACAATACTACAATCCGATTTCAGATGCCTACGAGGCTATTCAAGGGGCTAATGGCGCAAGTCATGCCATACCGGCAGGCAGCACTCAAATCAGAGGAGCTAAGCAAATCGTTGCTACAGCAGGGACGCGAGTCCAATTGCCGGATTTTCCTTGTCGGGAGGTTACTTTAATTGGGCTAAAAACCAATGCCGGGAGCATCTATGTTGGAGGATCTGATGTTTCTCAAACGGTATACGGTGCGGAATTACAGGCAAAAAACAGCCTGACACTTGCAGTCAAGAACACCAATATGGTCTATATTGATACTTCTGTCAGTGGAGAAGGTGTGTCCTATGTCGCGATTTAGTTCGGGGTCGAGTGAACAAGTTGGTATTAACGTAAAAGATTTTGGAGCCGTCGGCAATGGAGTAAAGAACGATACAAAGGCGATTCTTAGCGCGATTGCGGCTTTGGAGAGCCATAAAAGTACTTTGATTTTTCCACGAGGTGTATATGTTGTGGATGGTTTGGAGATTGCCGATAAAACGGCAATAAACATCATTGGAGATGGGGCTACGCTTATGTTAGCTGACCAGACCAATACTTCGGTACTCACTTTGAGCCGTTGTCCCTATTCGCAAATAGTAGGATTGAGAATTGACGGTAATAAAAAACGGCAAACTGGTTCTGCTCTTGGTAATGGCTTGGTGTTTCGCGCCACTTATTTTTCTATTATTGATCGTGTTTATATCTCCAATTGCAAGAACAACGGGATCATGCTGGTTGGCTACTATGATGGTACTTTGTTTCGGGGATGCGACGAGGTGCATATCACCAATAGTTTTGTCCAGTCCAATAATGGTGCAGGCGTCATGATTGATTCTGTAGCCGATGTAAATATTCATTCATCGAATATTGAATTTAATGCGGGGAATGGCGTAACAGTATTATGTTCGACGGATATACCATCAGGCAATATTGACATCTCGCATAATCAAATATTGTCAAATGAGGGTCACGGGGTTGAGGTGCTTGATGGATCCTCCCGTTCAATGATTAATAGTAATCACGTCAGAAACAATGGCAAGACGGGAATACGTTACGTGACGGGTAAACAATTTTGGATGATGAACAATAATATTCATCTTAACGGGCGAGTTGATAATTACTCGGCTGGCATTCTTGTGGGTTACACCCGTTCAGGTATTATCTCTGGCAATATGATTTCCTGCACGGATTTTCCAGCTACACAAGGTTATGCAATTGATGGCTCGGATGTCTCAGATATCATCATTACGCAAAATATAATGCGAGATAACTTGGTGTCAGGCATCAACCTGCCGAACAGCACAGATATTGTAATGGCACAAAATATCGGCGCAGATTAAATTCAGGGGGGCTTAAATGTCAGATTATGTGTATGTAACTCCCAATCTTCTGATTTCAATTGAAAATCAGCAGCCTCGATCTTCAATTCAAGCCTATTGGCCAGCATTCTATTTGAACATTAGTGATTTTGTTAAAATTGCTGATATAGAGGATGCGGAACTTGAACAAGTGCGTAGTGCGACGAGGCAGCTTTTTGAAGATCAATTTGTCTTAAGTGCGGGACGACAGGCGATTCGTAGACGGGAGCAGATGTTGGGCATCCAGGCCGATGACTCTACAGAAACGCTGGATTTCCGGCGACGTCGGATTCTGAACCGCTATCAGGCAAAGCCGCCGTTTACAGTTCGATACTTGCAGCAGCAGTTGGACAGGCTGGTAGGTCAAGGAATGACAGTTGTTTCTGTCGATATTCGGTCGTTTGTTCTGGTTGTTACAACAAACATTGATAACGCAATGGTATTCCGTGAAGTCCAACACACGATTGAAACTGTCAAACCAGCCAATATGATTTACCGGCAAAATACAGCACTGAACGCTGGCATTGAGCTTGAGCAGCAACTGGCTATGAAGCTTATAACGTGGAATTACAAGTTTGACGGGAGTTGGGCGCTCGGAGCCAAACCATTTGTTAGTTATGGGCAGGAGGTGCCAATTTTATGATAGAAGCATCATTTTTAAGTGAGCTGGCGGCCCTTGTAGAGAGGCGTGTGGACAAGGTTGTTCTTAATGGGGTATATCAGATTACTGATTTTGCTGTTAAGTCCGTATCCAGTAACGTGCTGGCCTTAAACTATATTGTGCCAGTTGCTCGGGTACCACTTGTGACACTTATAGAGTTGAGGTCATCTGATGATACGGTTTTGATGAGAAATGTGGTTAATCTGCCGATTACAGCAGATCATATGATGTTACAGACGATTACAGTCAAGGAGGCGAGCTAGGTGGCAAAAACAAACTGGAGTATGAATGATGTAGTGATGCCTGCGGATTTGAATTTAATCGGGCAGGAAATTAACAACTCATCCATGCTACAAGGACAACCCTTTTCAGATTTCAGTGATTTTGTATTGTGGTATGGTGATATAACACAAAGCAATCAGCACGTTAAGTTAGGTACAACGAGTTTAAGAGTGGCAACAGATTCTTCTAACTCGACATCGGCAGCCAGATTGCGATTTACTGCATTAGAGCTTAGCAAAGTGAAATCAATATTAATTCGTTTTTACGTAGAGGATATCAACGCTTTTTCCAATTTGCAGTTCCGTATATCAAATGTCGACAACATGTCCAGTTATCTTCAGTTTGCCAGAACCGTTTGGCAGGTCGTTACAGGATGGAACGAATTATACATTCCATTGGATAGGTTTACACAGGTAGGTACAATTGATAAAGAAGCTCTGTTTACAACGCTTCAAATAAGCGTTACGGAAAGAAATAACAGCAGAGCGATTGTTCATTTTGATGCTTTGTTTCTGAACCGTAAGCAGCGTGGAAAAGTCATGTTCCACTTTGACGACGGTTGGAGCACACAATATACAACGGCATTTCCAATAATGCGAGCGCAAGGTTTGAAGGGGAATATCGGTGTGATAAGCGGAGCTGTTGGTACTTCCAGTTATATGACGTTAAATCAGCTTAAACATTTGAATCATTTAGGCTGGTCACTATTTAATCATACAAAGTCACATGCTGATTTGTCCACACTTTCTAAAAACGATATCCGTAGTGAATTAACTGAATGTCGCGATTGGCTTGTGAATAATGGCATTCCTGATGCTGCGAACCTAGTAGCATATCCCTATGGAAGACACAACGATAATGTACTCGTAGTTTTGGAGGAGGAAGGGTTCAGGGCTGGTCGCATGTTAAGGGATGCTTGCGATGTATATCCGCCAATTCAACCATATAGTCTCAAATCAATAGATATGTACAATGGAATTGAAGATGCGAAATGGAAACCACATTTAGAGGATGTTGTATCCACGGGGAGTACATTGATACTACTTTTTCATAAAATCGAAAGTGCTGGTAATGATTCGATTATCTTCAACACAGATAAATTCCGAGCATTAGTCGATTACGTAACAAGCCTTGATCTAGATGTTGTAACATGGAAAGAATGGATGGATCAGGCGCATGATAATCCATCATTACTACATGCTAATGCAACATTATCGGCCTCCGGTTTAATGAGTGCGGCAGATAAGACAAAGTTAGAAGGTGTTGCTGCAGGGGCGCAAGTCAATCCAGGGGTAGCCACGACATCGGCAGCGGGGTTGATGTCTGCTTTTGATAAAAGTAAGCTCGATGGCGTCGCAGCGGGTGCGAACAATTATACCCATCCAACTACACACCTGCCGTCCATCATCGTTCAGGATTCTGGCAACCGATTTGTAACAGATGCAGAAAAGATAGCTTGGAATGCTAAGGCTGGTACAACGGTTGCTTCAATCTCTACTGCTGGTCTAATGTCATCTTCAGATAAAAGCAAGCTTGATGCTGTAGCGGCGGGGGCTAATAACTACACACATCCTTCATCACATCCGCCGTCCATTATCACCCAGGACTCTAGCAACCGTTTTGTAACCGATACGGAAAAAGCAGGCTGGAATGCGAAGGCCAGTACAGCGATAGCTACAGGGTCTTCAAATGGTCTGATGCCTGCTGCTGATAAGGCAGCTTTGAATGCTGCAACCAATGCTGCAACTGCATCAACTTTGGTTAAGCGGGATTCTGCTGGACGAATGAAGGTAGCGGCTCCTACGATGGTGGACGACGTGCCACGTCAACATAATATTATGGTTCCGCCCTATGCAGTAACAGCTGGAACAGGCGCTGCATATACAGCAGCTTTTTCACCGGCCTTTTCAGTGGAGTCTTTAATTGCTGGAGCGCGAGTGACAGTCAAACTGCATATCGCCAACATAGGTGCGTCAACGCTCAATGTTAATGGAATTGGGGCAAAACCGATACTCAAATCCAATGGTAGTGCACTGTCGACGGGAAATCTTAAACTTAATTCTGTTTACACATTAGTTTACGATGGAACAAATTTTATCTTACAGGGTGAAGGGGGGGAGTACGGAACAGCGGTAGCATCCGATGTAGTGTCGGGTAAGACGATAGGGACCGAAACTGGGCTTATCACAGGCACGATAGTTGAATACGGTGGTGAAGAGTATCCGGGTTATCATCGAGCAGTTGGCAGATATTCTGATTCTGGCCGAGTTCATTTGATGATTGAAAAAGGGTTATATAGACAAGATATTGGCGGAAATCCTTACACAGGGATATTTTCGGATGACCCCAATTTCATAGCATCTAACATTCGCAAAGATACAAATATATTCGGACTTGCCGGTACTCTGATTGAGGGTAAGCGGTCAGCAATTCGAACAGGCATTGAAATAAATAATACATTGAGTGTAAATGATTACGCGATAACGGGCATTGACTTTGTGCCGAAAACTGCAATACTCTATTTCCCGTATAATAACGCATGGTCTATAAATGGCTCAACGCAAAGTCAGGGAGGTCTCGTAGTTACAAATCTAACTCAAACTGGATACTACGTATACGGCGCGAGCGCGCAAGTACAGCTTAGTATTCTTAATGCTAATGGTACGAGTTGCCTTGTTAAATTGACTTCTAGCAATAACAGAATTGGGTCAGGGGGGGCAGGGACATTGATATTACTTGAGTAG